AGACACATCGTGGGAATAGCCGGTGGTGGCGTACGTGGTCCATGTTGTTTTGCTGCTCATGTTCGTCCTTTCCCGGCTCAGCCGGTGTGCCCCCGAAATCTCCCCCCAGCCGGTCAGGGCGGGAGGGAGGGATGTCAGAATCCGAACGTCGATGTCTGCAAGGATGAAAGCCCAGACCATCCTCCCGTAACGACTTCCTCGTCCGGCGGGAACTTGTGCATCTCTCCAGCCGTGGACATTGGACCACAGACGTTCAATAGGCATGCCGTCTTTTTGTCGGTCTTCATGTAGTACCCATCGCCTCCGAAGCAACGAAACACCCCGCCAATGAGAACCCGATCGAAGGTATATCGACTGTCAAAATTGGTTCTGGTGTCCTGCATGTTCCGCTCCTTGTTGCCCCCCGCCAATGTCATCGGTCAAAGCATAACCCACCCTTGAAACAATGCAAGTGTTTCGCGAAAGATTCTGCAGATTGTTGAACGGAATCCGAACACGTGGGCATATTGTTCGGTGTCTATGTGCCGCGCCTAGACTTCCCCATGAAACGAAAAGTCATCCCGATCATCGTCGCGTCTCTCTTGTCCGTCGCAGTCGTCGCACCGCTCGCCGTCATGCCCGGATGTTCGTCCTCCGCTGACCCCGTGACCCAGAACGGAGTGGCCTACATCCAGGCCGAGGCGGTCTACTCGTCCGCCGTGCGGACCATGACCACGCTCGCCAACTCCGGAAACCTCACGCTCGATCAGGCCACCCGGTTCGATCGCGTACGTCGGTCGGCAAGTCAACTGCTCACACAGTGGCGCGTGTCGGTCATCGAAGGCAAGCCGTTCGACGGGCTATCATCGCTCAACTCGATCCTCGACGAACTCATCCGCATCCAACTCGAATCAACAACTAGGGAGTAACGTATGCCAACGTGGATTACATTTATCATTCCGCTCATCCGCGAGGGTGCGGAGATCATCAAGACGTTCACCGCCGATCACGGGCATCCTCCCACCGACGAACAACTCGCCGCCGTGCTGTCCGCACGAAACGAGGCAGACAACGCATGGGCGGAGGCGTTCGACCGCCTGAAAACTCCACCCGCAAACCAACAATGGACTACACGATGGCCAAAGAAACAATCGTTCCCGAAGTGCGTGGGCAAAACTACTTCGAGCGTTATTTGGCCGTCTACGGGCCATACGCATTCGGTGTTGTTTCCCTTCTCCTCATCTGGTATACCATCGTCCGCCCAGAACTGGCGAACAACCGAATCAGTACCGTCGAGATCAGATCCATCTCAGACACGCAACGCCAAACGGCCCAGATCCTTGACCGGACAACGGGCAGGCTTGAAGCTGTGGCGGCACAGCTTGAAAGGATCAAGAAAGAGTGAATCTGATAGCGGAAAGATGTGTTGCGGCTTTCGTCGTACTCGCTATTTCTGGCGGGGTATTTATCGGCCTGCACTGCTGGAACCACACTAGCACAGTGGAGAAGTCCATGGGATACGCCAACGGGAAAGACTGCTTCAACGGTGAATGCCGGGTACAACCGACGCTTGCTAAGTGCGTGTCGTGCTGCTCGCAGCGGTGCCCGCAATGGATTGACGACTGCATCGACGCATGCGCCGAGAACTTCCCATCTGCTCAGGTGTGGAACGAGATCGGCAAGTCCGCCGACCTCATCAACAGCGGGCACTATCCCGACTACCAAGACTTCTGCCATTCGGTTACCCTGTTGAAAGCGGGCCAGCGGTCGAAGAACGAAAGAATCAGAAAAATCTGCACAAGACTGGCCGAAGAGTCCGAAAGGATAACCGGTCGGAAACTTCTGCTCGCTCAATAAGGAACAAACCAATGAAGACACTGGCAACTCTCGGCATCCTCTCGTTTCTCGTCATCACCGGCGCATCGGCTGACGGCCCGCCGCCCGTTGACACGCCGACACAATCAATCGCACACGACTTCACACAGATCGACCATGACGGCGTGTCGTGGAAGTTCGACGAGTACCCCAGCGTGTACATGATCGGCGGTCAGTGGTCGGGGAAACTCGCGGCGAAGGCGTTTGACTTCGACCTTGAACCCGGCCAGTACAACGTGACCGTAACCATCACGGCCCGTCATTCGGACCCGTCGAATCAGGTTGCGGCGTTCTACCCGACGTTGAGCTACAACGAACAAGGGGGCATCAACACCGGCCCGGACTACGCCTTCTACGGAACGACGTGGACCGATGTGTCATTCACGACCGCAAGCCCGGTCGATGCTGCGTACCTGAACGATCCGAACCTCGTCGTGTCCTTTCGCTGTGCTGTCGGCAATGACGCTGAGGAGCAGGACAAGACCGAGATTCAGTCGGTGCGGATCGTCGTGACTCTGGCCCGCTAACGAGCCTTTCTCCCCGCTCCCCCGGCAGTCGTCATAGACTACGGGGGTTTTTCATTCAGGGATCGAGTGCCCACCAGAGGTACGGTGCCTCAGATGTTGCGGCGGTTGCAGCGATCGTCGCACCGGTCCACGGTCCAGTGCCTGTCAATGCACCAGACGCGGCAGTGCTGAGCAGATTCCCGCGTGCGTAGTCACGCAGGTACGCTTGCATCGTCGGCTGAGTTGTGCCCATAGCCGTTCGCATTCCCGCCCATAGGTACGTGCCAGCAGCTACCGACGTGGTAAATGCCGACGTGTTCTGCTTCACGCCCGTAGACGTGAGAGAGGTTATCGTTCCAGTCGCCTCGATCTTGGTAACGGACTGGCTCGATCCATTCGGTGGCAGTGGAGTTGAGAACAAACCAAGTTCGGCGGTCTGTGAACCTGAGCCGATCGTTCCACACATCCCCTTGACGTACAGGGGTACGAACGCGGTAGCAACTCGACCCAAGAAAACAAAGTAAGCGGTGCCGGAAATAAGCAGCAGCGTACCGGTTGCAAGTGGGCCGTGCAGACTTCCGCTCCTGAGATTCGATTGCTCGATGTAGGTTGTGAATCTCGCATCGTTTCCAGCGGAGAACGTGTCGGACGTAGTTCCGTCCATCCGTTTTTCAGGACCGGTCACGCTGAACGATGAAAGATAGATGGCCATGAGACATTATACCGGCGTTGGCTATACTTGGGCATGGCTACGTACTACGTCAACGGCGATAGCGGAACGGACAGCGGTGCGAACACTTCCGCTACGCCGTGGCGCACGATCGCCTACCTCATCGCAACCGCTGGCACTCTGACCGCTGGTGACACGGTGTACCTTGCTGGCCAGTTCCACGAATACAACAACTCATGGCCGAACAATGTTGATTTGACTATCGCTCAATGGCCAGGACAGAATCAGGCGGTCATCGTCGGAGCAACGAACCTCGACACGACGGGCTGGACAAACACCAGCGGCACGACGTGGACCCGCAACATCGGTGCAGGACTCGCGGTCGGAGGGTTCGTCTCAAACTGGCACGACCGGACAGACGCGAACGGGCACTATGGCCACTACAAGTTGGCGGCATCCGCTGCGGCTGTGGTCGGCGACGATTACTCCTGGTTCTACAACAGTGGAACTGGCCTGCTCACGGTTGACTTTGGAACAGACGCATCGCCGAACATCGCCGGTGACTACGACTACATGTGGGTCGGTAAAGACTTGCCGGTCCTGCAAATGACTTCAAGCACGCGATGTACCGTGAGCGGCATCCAGTTCGGTCTGATGGGCGGAACCGCTGCCGGTTCGTACTTGCTCTACATGGACGGGACGGATAACAAGACGGTAAACTGCCGATTCGACGACGGTGGGGCGCACAACGTCACTGCTGGTGTAGGCACCAACACACGGAACGGGCTCATCGGTTGCACGCTGAGCGGGTGCGAAGCGACGGGTAGCCTGCTTGCGTGGTATTCATCGAGCGGGAACGTGACGGGCGGGTACGCGACAAACTGCACATTCATCAACACCTCGAAGCGTGACCCGTCCGCCTCACCGATTGATGCAACGCTGAGCGTGGACGGCGTGTACGCCCACACGGACGGGGCAGGCGGCAGGGTTATTTCCCCCGGCGGCGTGACTCTACGCGGTTGCACGTTTACCCGACCGTTCGGTAATCCCGGCAACGACTTCGACCACCGCAACTCAGCGGCGGTCACGGCGGATAGCCAGAACCCCGCCGACTACCCGGCCTACGCAGAAGACTGTACATTCACCGATTACACGTCGATCGGCGGGTACCACGTTGCCTACCAGCGATGCAAGTTCATCGCAACGTCTGCCCTATCAGGGGGTGCGGCTCTCGCCCGCATGGGTGCGTCAACGAACCTTGGTGTGGACCAGCGGCTTCTGATCGCGTGTTTCTTCGCCAACAACCTGTACGCTGCCGCATCGAACGACCGGGCGTTCATGCACGGTCGGTGTGCCAGCGGGTCGGACCAGACGACCATCATCCTCATCAACAACACCTTCTGTGACGTGGCGCACCTCGATGCGTACTGGCCACGACTGGTGACGTGGAACGGTGCAGGTACGGGCGGAAAGTTCTACGCACGCGGCAACGTCATCGCGGGCAAGCAAGGCGCAGGAACCAAGGGCCTCACCATGCACGTTGGGGATAGCTCGATCCCCGATGCGTCATTCGACTGCAAGGGCAACTGGTGGTACGGGGAAGACTCCGGATATGCAAGCTGCTTCGGAGAAGGAACAAACCGAAACACGCTGATCGAGTTCAGAACGAACATCGACACCCTGGCGAACGGTGCCGTGTACAGCACAAACCCGAATATCACAACACCTTCATCGGCAGCAACACCGACCCCTGGCGGGAACCTTCGCACAACAAAACTTCGCCAAACTGTTCATGCAACATACGGAGTGAACGGTCTAGGATATGGCGGGAACTACGGTGCGTGGCAACCAGGCGGTACCGCCGGAATCATCAAACTTCTACGCCGCAACAACCGAATCATGGAACTTATGGAGATTGAATAATGCCGATCAGCACACAATCCAGCGGTCAACGTCGCGCAACGTCAGCCGTAGCGGGTTCAACCGTTGCCGCGTTCGCACTCACCGCCGGACGCTACGCCATCACCCGCACAAGCGGCATCGACACGATCAGCGACGGAACCAACACCCATGAAATCATCCCAATGGGCATCTATCGTGGCGCACGAATCGGGTTCGGTGGTGTCGGTGCCGACAACGCAACCGCCAACTACCGAATCTGGCTCGTGAGATTCGCTTACGCTCGAACCGCTCAGTTTCCCAACGGTGATCCTACCGCCGTCATCGGATGCGAAATCGAATGCTACATCGCTGACACGTCAACGATCACGCTCAGCACGTACACGGGCATTGCAGGCGACGGAGACGTATACCTCGATGCCGACCGTATCGCGGACACGATCACGATGACGCTTGCAACTACCGCCACAACCCCAGCCGGTCCCGCTACCGTCATCGAAACCGCCTGTCAGCTTGGAACCGCTGGCGTGTACAGCCCGGCAAACAACACCCCGGCCAAACTCATCCTGCCGCACGTTTGCGGCGCACACGGATTTATCATCGAACTCGACATGACCGGCGCAACGTCAATCAAGGCCGATGTCGAACTCACACTGTAACCAGACACGGATTCGCACGTAGCGAACCACAACGGGCGTTCGGCCCCGTGCAGTCAATGACCGAACAGGAGAACCATCATGCCTAGTGCATTGCGTATCAAGAACATCGTCGATGCCGCACTTGCGGGAATCGGCGGAACCGTCGGAACCATCTTTTATGTCTGCTCAACCCAGACCGGCGCGGCTGATTCTGCCGGTCGAGGACTCACTCCCGAAACCGCTCTGGCCACATGGGACTACGCGATCGGGCGTTGCACGGCGTCAAAGGGAGACGTGATCGTTCTGATGCCGGGCCACGTCGAAACTGTCACCGCTGCCGCTGGCGTCGCTCTGGACGTTGCGGGCGTCACCACCATCGGTCTCGGATCAGGCCGTATCCGCCCGACCGTCAACTACACCACGGCTATCACCGCGTCTGTGGATGTGACGGCGGCAAACTGCCTCGTCAAGAACGTCGTATTCACCCCGATCGGGTTCGACGCGATCACCGCCGCGATGAACGTCACCGCCGCGGACTTCTGGATGGACGGTTGCGAGTGGCAGATCAGCACCGGCACCAATGCACCAGTCCTTGGCATCCTCACCGCCGCTACGGCCACTCGCCTCAAGGTCACGAATACCAAGTTCCTCGGACCTGCCACGTCTACCAGCACGGTCACGGCCTGCATCAAGCACGAGGTGGGCATCGACTTCGAGATTGATAACTGCGACTTCCACGGCAAGATGACGCAGGCGATCTTGAACGCCACCACTCTTCACGGTGGCAAGATTCACAACAACCGATTCCAGATCTACACCGGAACGAAGGGCATCGCCCTTGCTGCCGCTACCACCGCCTTCATCACGAACAACCGATTCAATGTGCCGTCGGGCACGGCTCCGATCATTGCTGCTGCGGGATTCGTCGCGGGCAACGTGTACTCCGCTGCGGCTGGAGTCACTGCTGGCACGGCTTCCACCATCTGATTTTCTGCCCTGTACCCCCAGGCACCGGGTATTCCCTTGACGGGGAAGCACCCGGTTTATGCGAGAAATCATCCTCACCCATCCGTGGCCATGCCTCATCGCCTTCTGCGTGGTGTGGCTGTCGCTCGTCCAGCTGTTCAGGCCCACCCGCAACCCGATCAAACAGAACACAAATGAGCCTTCATAAAGTCTGCACAGGTCTGAACTGCGGCAAGAAACACTGCCAAGACGGGCCGTTGTGTGTCGATTGCAAGCACTTTGCCCTTAGGTTCAGCCGCAAGCGGGTACTATACCAGACGGGCAAGTCAGCCGAACCGTTGGAACTCAACGAGAACCCCAGAAACGACCAGAACAACCAGCAACGGCCATTACCGCCGTTCTGAGGCACAACCAGAACAAGACCGGCCCGAGGGTCGGCACGCTCGCCAGAGGCTACACGCTGGCTTGTAGGGCCAAGTGGTGCGTAGAGCAGTGACGACGGACGGCACGCACCAGCAACCCCGCGTTAGGTCTCAAGCCTGAACGACGCGCCGAAAGGGAAACGGATCAGGCGATCAAGCGAGGCGTGGCTCCAGCCATCTTCCTTTCGACTCCGCAATCTACGCGGGGTCGATATGTGCTCAGCGTCCACCAACCATCTTGCACCGTCGATCAAACACCATCCCATGACCGTTGGTGATGAACTGGTGATGATCTGGTGAACAAATAACGATGAAGTGGTGAAGAACACCAATGTACGTCGTTGTGGTTTTCAAAAAAAGCCCTATTGTTTTTTGAAAACACGTATCGACGTTCATCAATATATCAGGCTAGGATTATGAAATGTCACAATCAAACAAGCGATCCGAACAGGGAGGGGAGATGAAGTACATCGCAGAGGCACTTAGGCCACTTGCGATCCCGATCGAGTCTGTGAACCTTGATGCGGCGAACGCTCGGCTTCACCCCGACAAGAACATTGAGGCGATCTTGCGGTCGCTGACCAGGTTTGGGCAGCGGTTGCCGATCGTTGTGCAGCGGGAGGGTATGATCGTCAGGGCGGGAAATGGGCGGGTTGTAGCGGCCAAGAAACTGGGGTGGAAGCACATAGCGGCGGTTGTGGTCGATGAGGTGTCTGTGGAGGCGACGGCGTTTGCGATTGCTGACAATCGGACGGCTGAGTTAGCGACATGGGACGATGACACGCTGGCATCGCTCCTGCAAAGCCTGCCGGATGACGCGCGGCTTGATGCTGGTTTTGTGGAGGATGACCTGAAGGAGTTGATGGACCGGCTGACGCCCGCCGACGTGGTGGAGGACGAGGCACCGGAGCCGCTGCCTACTCCGGTGAGCAAGACGGGAGACCTGTGGGTGATGGGTGGGCATCGCATTTTGTGCGGGGACTCGACGAGGGGGGAGGATGTGGGGCGGGTGATGGGGGGAGAGAAGGCCGACATGGTGCTGACCGACCCGCCTTATGGGGTTGATTACGTCGGCAAGACGAAGGACGCACTGAAGGTAGAGAACGACGGCGCAGATGGGCTAGAAGCCCTGCTGCGGGCTTCTCTGGGCATCGCCGCCCAGTCGTGCCGACCAGGAGCCGCGTGGTACGTGGCGGCCCCGGCGGGGCCGCAGTTCCTAGCGTTCGGCCTTGTGTTGACCGAACTTGGGGTGTGGCGTCAAACGTTGGCGTGGGTCAAAGACTCGATGGTGATGGGCCATAGCGACTTCCATTACAAACATGAGGCTGTGATCTACGGCTGGACGCCAGGGGCAGCACACCGCGAGCCTCCCACCAGAACGTGTACCAGCGTGTTAGAGTTTGCCCGTCCCAAGCGAAGTACCGAACATCCCACCATGAAGCCAATCGAGTTGTGGGCGTTCCTCATGGGGGCGAGTAGCGGACTTGATGACCTGCTATACGAACCATTCTCCGGATCCGGAACCACGATCATCGCATCCGAGCAACTCGGACGACGCTGCTACGCGATCGAGATCAGCCCGCAGTACGTGGACGTAGCCGTCCGTCGTTGGGAAAAACTGACTGGCAAGCAGGCCACATTAGAAGACACGGGTGCGACGTGGGCGGAGACTGCCGCAGAGAGGGGAGTCGATGTCACAGACCGATCCTGAATCCCCCATCGTCCGCGTCGGAAATAGCGAGTTCGATATGACACGTGCACCGGACAGGGGGATGATCCACCGTGCATTCGTCGGGTACGACAAGCAGTACAAGAAGCGATGGGAAGGAATCGACGAGGCACTAAAGGCGGACATTCTGCGCGCGGCGAAGGTATCACTGCGTCTTGCACTAGAACGCGGCGACCCGCGAGCGATCACCGGTGCAACGGCTTTCCTCGCTTCACTTGAACGCGACAACCAAGCAGATGAACACTTGGAGTTCAGGGCCAATCGTGGAGTTGACAACACGCAGATAAACATTCTGAACAACGTGCAATCGTCGAACGACCCGCGAACCGTGCTATCCGAGATGTTGCGTGACCCTGCGAAGGCTGTTGAGCTTGGAAGGTTGGCAGACACGATCAATGGTCGCAACGCTTGACATGGCGACGGTTGTTGGTCAGCGGATCATGCCGCACGATTATGCACACGCGGCGAGCGGTGGTCGGTTCAAGATTTTCCCGCACATCGCGTACATTGGCCGCAAGATGTTCAAGGCGGCGACGACACCGGGTAGCAGGATAATCATCAACGTACCACCCAGGCACGCAAAGTCGTATCTGATTTCGTGGTGGTTGCCGGTGTGGTACCTTGACCATTTCCCGGAGCGAAAGATCATGCTGGCTTCGTACGGCCAGAAGCTGGCGGATACGTGGGGTCGCAAGGTACGGAACGAGATCGACTCGAATCCATTTGTGCTGAACAAGTTGAGCAAGGACAGCACGGCAGCGAATCGGTTTGATACGGCTGCCGGTGGCGCGATGTACTGCTCTGGCATCGACGGGTCTACAACGGGGTTCGGTGCCGACTTCCTAGACATTGACGACCCGCATAAGTCGATGACGGAAGCGTACAGCCGGAAGGTTCGGCATCAGTCGTATGAGTGGTGGCACGAGGTGTACAGCCGTCTGGAACCGGGTGCGAGCGTTGCGATTGTCATGCAACGGCTTCACCCAGATGACCTGTGCGGGTACATCATGGCCAACAGCAAGGACGATTGGGAGGTTATCAGGCTTCCAGCGATTGCGGAGGAAAACGACCCGATGGGGCGCAAGCCGGGCGAGGCGTTGTGTCCGGAGCGGTACGACGTTGCTGCGTTGCGCCAGATTGAGCGTGAGGCGTTGGGAGAGGGATGGTCGGCACGGTATCAGCAGCAACCGAAGTTGTTGCGGTCGAGCAGTGTTTTCCACAACTTCGATGATGGGCCGGGCGGGAACGTGCGTGATGATCTTGTGCTTGACCCTCACTTGCCTCTGCACCTGTCGATTGACTTCAACGTAAACCCCGGAAGTCACATGGTGATCGGCCAGCATCACCCGGACACGGATATTTTCACGTCGGTACACGAGATCCACCAACCGCGTATGGCGATTGAGGCGGGGATGGTTGAGTTTGAAAAGCTGGTGGCTCAGCTTGGCGGGTTCGTGTGGCCAGAGTTGCACGTCTTCGGTGATCCGTCTGGTAAGTCGTCGTCGTTGACAACTGGTGCGACGTGTTACGACTACGTGACTAGGAAACTACGGAATATGGGGCTTGCTCAGTTGTCTGGAACGTCGAGCGGAAAGACGTTCCGCTTGCGTGTTCCGTCTGCTGCGCCGCGAGTGATTGACCGCGTGAACGTGGCGAACTATCTGCTCAAAGACTTTGACGGGAATAGACGCTGGCTCATGCACCCGCGTTGTGTGCGGCTTATCACCGACATGAAAGAGTTGAAGACGGGAGCGGATGGACAGCCGGACAAAGACGATCAGGAGTTGTCGCACTCGTCGGACGCGGACACGTACCGACTGATATACATGCGGCCTAGACTTGATGCTGTAGCGGTTCCGGTTGCGAAATACGAATCGTACTGAACAGAGGCACACATGGGAATCGTTCAAAGACTGACAAAGTTTGTAAGGCCGATGACTGGCGAGCAGACAAGGCCGCAGGGCGTGAGCGGTGGCATGGCTCAGTACGGAGGCGAGTCGTCGGACCTGTGGAAGCTACTTGCCAATGCTGGTTCTGATGCCGCGTGCGGGTCATACAAGACGTACCGCGACATGCTGAACCATCCGACGTTGGCGTTGTGCCATGCGGCTGCTACGGCTCCGATCATTGCAGCTGGTTGGTCGGTCGAGAGCGACGACGATGCGCCGGAGGATGCGATTCGGCTTATCGAGGACGTGTTTGACAAGCAACGTACGCACGTTCTGGTGCAGGCGTGCCGGGCGATCTACTACGGCTGGCAGTCGTTTGAGAGTGTGTGGGGCGTTGACGACGACGGGCGGCTGGTGATCGAGAAGTTCAAGCCGCTTGTTCCGGATCGAACGCAGATCGTGATTGACAAAGACCACGGTGGAGTGCTGGGAATCAGGCAGGATTCGGTGCAACTGGACAATGGGCACTGTCTGATTTTCACGTACGACCAGGAGGGGGATGATCCGTACGGTCGGTCGCGGATGGAGAACGTGCGGAAGTGGGCGTATCGCCCGTGGACGGTTGGGGCTGGTAAGCTGGAGCAGTATCAGGGCAAGGCGGCGGGTGTGGTTCCTGTGGTGCGGTACCCGGCTGGGCAGGGTGTGGATGCGCAGGGCCGGACGATCGACAACTCGGTTGCTGCTGCTGCGATCCTGAGCAGGTTATCGAGTGCGAGCGGGATCATTGCGCCTTCAACGGTGCCGGACTGGGCAATGGACGCGATCAGGGCCGGTTCCGATATGGAGCAGATGCTTTCATGGCAGTTCAGTTTCTTGGAGACGCGATCTGGACACGGTTCCGAGTTCATCGCGTCGCTGTCGTATCAGGACAAGCTGATGGTTCGCGGGTATCTGTTGCCAGAGCGTTCGATTCTTGAGGGTCAGTTCGGCACGAAGGCGGAAGCCGGTGTGCATGGCGACATTGCTGTACTGATTTCTCAACAGTGGCTTGATACGATCATTGCCGAGTTGAACCGGCAGGCGGTGGACGACATTCTGGAAGTCAACTTCGGCAAGGAAGCACGGGGCAAGGTGTACCTCAAGGCTGGACCGATTCAGGATACCGAGGTTGCTCTGTATCAGTCGATCGTTACGGCATTGCTCGCGTCGAACCCCGACATGGCGAAGGCCGATCTTGACTTCGATGCGATGTACGACGCTCTGAAACTTCCGAAGTATCAGGAGGACTTGTCTGAGCAAGTGAGCGTTGAGCCGGAAGTTCCGAGCGTTCCAGATCCGTCGAATCCTCCTGTAGTTCCTGAAGACAAGCCATCGTTGTTTTCCCGTTCACTCGCCAGCGTCATCAATGCCCGATTGAGGTCCAAGAAATGAGCGAAGAGAATCCATCGGTCAAAGTCTCGTTCTATGACGGCGAGGCCATGCTCGCGTTCATGCGTTCCGTTTGGAGTGTGGCGGAAGGGTTGAATGACGGCTCGATTCTTGCTGGCCAAGGTGCGAATAAGCTATTTGAGGCGTACACGATCTATGAGTCGGTCTGGATCGGTGGGCCTGACAAAGATGCCTAGTCAATCGAACAGAATGGCGGCTGTGTATGACGCGGACGTTACCCGCGTTGCGTCGGTAGCAACCGATCCGATGGGTGCGATTGGCATCAAGGTGCGTTCCGCTGTCTTGCGTGCGATCAAGAACAACAAGCCGGTAGAGGGAGAGATTCGCAAGGTCATCGGGCCATTGAAGGTACCGATGTTGCAAGCCATGACCGGTGCTTTCGTCATGGGCACGTATCGAACCGCGATCAATGCTGGCAAGCGGAAGATAGAACCGTCTCTCACGCTGGCACGGGCTGACGACACGCTGGGCAAGTGGTCGAAGATCGTGGAGTTTGCTCGGCTGAGAGTGAACATCAGCGAAGCCGAGCTAGACAAGATCAGCAAATCATTCGACAAGCAAGCGACCGATGCAATCGACGGGATGAGCGGAGTACTAGAAGTCAACATCAGGCGTGCGATCCGTGATGCGTTGGCCGCTGGCGAGCATCGAGCGGGCACGTATGCGGCTGTGCGCAAGGCGTTCGATGATTCGGGAATGACGAATGCCAAGCCGTTTATGATCGAGACGCAGGCACGCACACAGACACAACTTGCGTATACGGCTGGTCGGTTGAAGGCCAACGAAGACCCGGCGATTCAGGATGTACTGTGGGGGTATGAATACATCACGGTCGGCGATGATCGGGTGCGTCCGAGCCATGCGGCGTTGGATGGTCTGAGATTGCCCAAGGATCATCCGCGATGGAAAGAGATCATGCCTCCATGCGGATGGAACTGCAGATGTACGGTTGTCGAGGTCTTCAAGGATGAGAAGCTTGCAACGATAAACGACGTGCCGCAGTATGTCGAAGTCAACGGCGAGCGTGTGCGTGCGGGAGCGGACGATGGATTCGCTTTCAACCCGCTCGATGTGTTCAACGGGAAGGCATCAGCTGGCTTCTAGACGTATTGATGACCGTCTATATATTTTCAAAGATTATTTGACACTTGCGGTTGTTGGGTGGGTATACTTGATTCGTCTGGGGTACAGGCAGCACGTAAAGGTGCGGCCTTGAATCATTCGATTGCACAATCATCCGTATTCGCCCTGAGTGGAAAACTCTCGGCTGCGTCGTCGGCTGGTGTGAACGCGATCGGACAACCCACACAGAAGTTTACGAAGGACTTGATCCGTACGGGTCAGTTCTATAAGTCGTCAACCGATCAGTCGTTCACGATCACGCAAGACAACCTGAACGGGTTCGCCGCAGAGTTTGCGAAGATGAAGGCGGCTGGTATCAAGATCCCGGTTCCCGAGGGTCACACCAACGCTCCATCAGCTAATCGCGGGTACGTCGAAGATATGTTCGTTGACGGTGACACGCTGCACATGACGTGTGAGCTGATCGGGGAGGATGCGATCAAGCTTGCGGGGCGTGCGCAGGTTTCGATTTACGCGGTGCCGGAACACGTAGACGACAAGCGGAACGTGTACAGGAACGTCATCGAACACGTAGCGATCGTCACCGACCCGGTTATCTCTGGTCAGGGTGGATTCGTGCCGGTCGAACTTTCACGCGGAACAATCAAGGCACTGGCGTATTCGCCTGCGCCAACAGGAGCATCGAGCATGATTCAGAAAATCGCGGCTGCATTGGGCATCAAGACGGAAGGCATGGACGAGTCCGGCATCGAGTCGGCGATCCTCGCCAAGATCGAGTCAATGAAGCCGAAGGCGGAAGCTCCCACGGCTGAGGCGGTCAAGGCCGCTCGGAAGGAAGCCGAAGACGCGAAGGCCGAACTCACTGCCTTGAAACTGTCACGCACCACGGGCGAGACAAACCCCGTCGTGGTCCGCATGGCTGGAGAGAACCGCACGATGAAGCTGTCTCGGCTTGTGGAGGGAGGGAACATCACCCCGGCCACCCGAGATCGTCTTGCGGCTTGCTGGATCGGCAGCGACAACGCGAACCTGCGTCTGTCTCTGGACGACGACAACGATCGGCGGTTTACTGAGATGTGCAAGGCACTGGCCGAGAACGATCCCAAGGTTCTGGGCGAGAAGACGATGCGTAACGGCGTGGCTCTTTCGCGTGAGACTCCCGGAGACGGGACGATCAGCGACGCGGACGCGAGCAAGGCGGCGGCTGACCGTGCGGCTCGGATCAACAAGGGTCGGTAACTCAAACAGAAACACGCGGGCCTAGGCCCATTGGAGTATCAGAATGTCATACCAGAACACGTTTGGACTTCCCGGCCCGCAGACTGCCCACGCTCAGGTTTACAACACTGTCCGCCTGAACAATCAGGGCGTGAAGTATCTTCCTGGCGGCAGGGTAATCGACGCATCTGAGTCACGCGACCCGCTCAACACCGGGTACCTGACGACTCTTCGACCCGGCATGGTTATGGGCATGATTACGGCTACCGGCCTGTATGCCCCGTCGATCATCGGTCTTGTGACAGCGGACTACACCAGCGGCGCAACGTCGCTCACCGTGTCTCCGGCTACGGCTGTTGAGATCGTGCGTCGGCTCGGTTCGTCCGGAACCGCGAAGATCACGCACGCTCCGACCGCTACCGGTACGGTTGTGGATCAGGCGACTCTCACGTATTCAGCCGTGAACGTCACGACCGGCGTACTGACCATCACCAACATCGGTGCGAACGTCGAAGAGGGTGCGATCATCGGACCTATCGACGGTTCCGCCACTCCTCTTTGCCTGATTGATGACGGAGACGGCATCAAGGTCACGGATCAGGACGGCAACAACGTCGATCAGCCGTTCCCGTTCGCTCTCATCGGTGGAACGGTCAACACCGACAACATCATCAACTACCCTGCTGCTGCGAATACCACGCTTATTGCTTGGCTCAAGGGCAAGCTCAACAACGCATCTGGATACGGCTTCGTGTTCAACGACGCATACCAGCTCTAACGCTCGTGATTTCTTGGGCGACGTTGCTCCTCGTGAGAAAGAAGCAACCAACCGAGGAATCAAACCATGCTAGTCGGAACAAATCTTCAGAACGTACTCGGTGGTCGCCAGTTGGCTGGGACCATCCAGGCAATCAAGCCCGGCCTCCCGATCGACCAGCTCCCGCCTGGTCTGTTCACCCCAGGCAGGACGGTCGAAGGCAACTCATGCACGATGTATCAGGTGTCGGGCTCACGCAAGACTGCGCAGCTCGCACAGTACGGCGCACCGTCACGGCGTCGCACGCTGTCCGGCGTGACCGAGCAGCCCGTTGTTCTGGCTCACTTCGCTGAGAACATCGAGATCAAGGCGTCCACGCTGATCAATCTCGAATCTCAGGATGGTGTTCGCCAGCGGCTTGGCGAGTCCGAAGTCGATCGTCTGCTCGCTGAGACGCGCACGATCATGGACAACACCCGCATCGGTGCGGTTATGTCCGCGTTCGCACTCACCAAGATCTACTACGACGCTGACGGCAACCTTCTGTCGTCTTCTTCCGGCGCACAGATCACGGTCGATATGAACGTCCCCAGCGGCAACAAGAATCAGCTCGCTGTCGGCGGCGGTTCCGCGATCATCGACGCGTCATGGGCCAACCCTGCCACCAAGATCGTGAAGCAGATCCAGAAGCTCAAGCTTGCGGCTCGCAAGCTCAACGGGTACGTTCCTACTACTGCACTCTACGGCTCTGACATTCTGGACCTGATCCTGAATAACAACCAGCTTTCCGAGATCATCAACCGGAATCTTGCGTTCCAGTCGGCGTTCTCTTCTGGCGAGATCCCGGACGGGTTCCTCGGCCTCAAGTGGTTCCCGGCCTGTTGCTCGTTCTTCGAGGACGCGACCGGTACGAATCGTGAAGTCTTCCCGACTGACGGGATCACCTTCATGCCCGACGTGTCGCCCGATTGGTACGAGATGATTCAGGGCACGACTCCGATCCCCGGCACGTTCGGTGCCGCCAAGCCCGACATCTCGTCTGTGCTGGCTGACGTGTCGATGCAGGCCGGTATGTGGTCGTATGCCTACGGCACGGTCGATCCTGTCGGTGCAACGATGGTCTACGGTGACACCTTCCTGCCCTACATCAAGGTTCCCGGTGCGATCTACACGGCGGATGTTGTGTTCTAATAAACTCACGAGGAGCATGGGGCAAACGCTCCGCGCCCGATGCGCCCCGTCTCTTCTCGGAGCCGGGGCGTTTTACTTATGGCATACATCACGCAATCAAACATCGAAGGCGTATTCGGCGTGCAGAACGTGGCCGAGTGGTCTAACTTGGAAAACGACGGGAGCGGGGCAAGCACGGCCCGCATTGCTCTTGCGATTACGTTTGCAGAGGAGTACGTTGAGGACCGGTTTAGGGATGGACCGTATGAGGTGCCGTTCGTGAATACAGGATCGTCTACGCCGCAGTGCGTGGTTGACTGGTGTTCGCGTATGGCTGGTGCTTGGCTGTACCGGTCGCGTCCACCACAGAGCAGAGAACAGGACCGCATGGCGTCGGTGCTTGAAGGGATCGAGAACGAGATGGACGCGTACATCGCTGGCGCACGCAAGATGAAGGCCGCGAGGATTGGGACTGGTCCGACTGTTCCGGTTGCGTTGTCTCCTGGCGATGCGTACCCGGCTGGTTGGAGCGGCGTGATTCAATGAGCATCAAGATCACCGTCAATATTCCGAAGAACGCGAAGCCGCTCACGCAAGCGGAGATCATGGCGTCTCCTGAAGTTGGTGCGGCATTCCGGGTTGCGGCATCGCGGTACGGTGCGGCGATGCTCAGGCGGTTCAACGAGAACTCACGCGGCGGCGGCGATGGTACGTGGCCAGCGTTGGCACTCTCGACCGTGAAGGCCCGCAGGAAGGGCGGGGCGGGAGGCGTGGCGTTCGGTGGCGGTCGCAGCGACAAGGGCAAGAGGCTGGGTCGTGGGGCCGCGTCGTCGCTTGCACGCGGAAAGGGCGGAAAGCTGGTGTCTGCCGGTGGTCGGTTCAGCGTTCTGACCGATACGGGCCAGTTGCGGAATGGTCTGGTGATTGGCTCGGTCGGCAACGCGGTCAACTCGATCAAGAATGGCATTCGGTTCGGTTTCTCGGACGCTGGCCATGCTCCGAAGTCCGTGACGACGGAGAGTGTTGAAGTGAAAGGAAAGACGAAGCGAGAAAAGGAACTGGCAAAGAAGCGGCTGGCGTTGGGAATCAGGGTCACGAAAAAGAAGAACAAGACGGGAAAGAAACTCACAAACGCCCTGGCAGACTTCAATGCTGGCGGTGGCGGAAAGACGCTCGGAACTCTGAGCATCGCCAAGCTAGCGACGATCCACCATCGAGGTAATGCAAAGCGTGGGCTACCAGCACGTCCGATCCTTGTCTCGCCGCCGCCGGAGGTTTCGCAGTCGATTTCTAACGGGCTCGTCAACGCTGTTCGGGCTGTCTACCGGAGAAATGCGAAGTGAGCGTGTATTCAACCGATCCATTCAGTCTTGTTGAGAAGTCGATCCATTCGGCACTGTATGGGTATGCGCCGCTTGCCGCTCTGATCCGTGCGGATAACAGAATATCGTTCGTGGACGGAGAGACGGAACCGCTCAAAGAGAACCCCGAATACGCGGACATGCCAGAGTTGATCGTCTACGCATCGGGCGGATCGTTCAACGCTGCTGGGAACGGGTCTTCGTCGAACAGTGAATGTATAACGCAGCAGTACACGGTTGGCATCCCGACGTTCGAGCAGCGTGCAAACTATTCTGCTGGCGGCATCAACGTCATCAAGTGGCGTCTGTTTCAGGCTATCGCCCGTGCGCAACGCGGGATCAACGGGATGGGCGTGCAGTCGGACATGATCCTTGGTCTTCCGTTCGTCCGCTCATGTAAGCTTCTCTCGTTCTCTGACACGATGGGATTTGACCCATTCCCTTCCATTCAGGGACAGCGTGTGATTATGGGTTGGACCTGTGTTGCACAGTTGGAGATCAATATGGTCTACGATCTCACGGAGGCGACGACGTGACACTAACCACTCGGCTTGATTTCTCATTCTTGGCAACCGGCTCAACGACCGTAGGGAATGATACGGCGTACGATCCTCTGCGCAAGTATCTTCAGTACCATTGGGAAAGCGGAACCGGAGCAAGTCAGGCAAACCAGTTGTACCGAATCAGTGGAACCATCGGCATTTCAACCGTGACTGTCATTGATCTTGTGAGCAGCATTGTTCTCGACACGTTTGGAACCGCTCTGGCACTCACGAAGCTGAAGGCACTTCTGATCGTCAACACGCACGCCACACAGCCGTTTGCAGTCACGACAAGCATTTCCAACGGGGTATCTGCTCCGTCTGTCAGGCCGGGAGGGTGTGTGATTCTTACTGCTCCAGACGCTACGGGTATCGCTGTTTCGGCTGGTTCGGACACGATAACCCTCACCAACGGAACCGGGTCAGCAACCGCATATGAAATCGCCGTCATCGGCGTGCAGTAAGGGAATCAAATGGCTATCACAAACGGACGGCTGGGGCAACTCTCTCAGGACGGCGGAAGCAACACGATCGGCGGTATGCGCAAGTGGACCGTCAACGACACTTCAGCGAATCCCAAGGGGACCCCCGCAAACGCTGGTAACGCTCAGGTGGTTCTCAGCGGTGGCAATACCGATTGGACCATGACTTACGACTTCTATGGCCGGGAGTTGCCAGCGGAGCCGGGCCAGTTCTACGACTTCGTGGGATGGAACGGTGCCGAGCGGTTGACCGGTAACTGCCTTGGCGAATCGCTCAGCATGAAATGCGAAGTCGAGAACAGTGCCGCACTCATCAGCGGTACCGCGTCTTTCGGCGGAAATGGTGCGTTGACACGTGGAGTTTCCACGACTACGCCAACTGTCGGAACAGGATCAACGCTTACGGCGTTCGGCCCTATGGGTTGCGTCGTCAAGTGGACTCCGATCATTTCCGGAACTGCTGGATCAGAAGTCACGTTGCCCGGTCTTCGCAACTGGGGACTTGAACTTGCTTGCACCAGTGCCCCGTACGTGTCTTCTACGAACGGGAACGTCACGAAGCGAACTGCAGGGAACTACACCGGGTCCGCGTCCGTGAGCTTGTACAACGACTCACACGCTTACCTTGCTGCGTCGGCAACTCGATTGATCCCCGGAACTCCTGGCATCCTGAAGTTGTACGTGTCGGCATCGCTCTACTACAGCCTGTCGTATGCGGTCGTGAACACCAACGGGCTAGGCGCAGACGTTGAAGGTGCAGCAAACAACGTATCTGATATTTCGTTTGACCTATCCGCATACGCCGAGGTTCCGGCTGGAACTCTCACGCGTGGCGCATGGGTTCGTCCGAACTCGTCTAACTTCTGGCCGCTCCCGTAAGGATTTGCATTGTCACAGATCGGCAATACAACCATTCACACTGAGATGACGCTTGGGACAACCCAAGTTGTACAGGGTGCTGCGCAGGCAAAGGTTGCTGTTGAGGGTTTCAAGAAAGCGGCAGAGGCACCGGCGGCACAGCAGGGAGTGTTTGAGTCGCTCACACTTGGCGCAAAGGCGGCACTCAAGCCCATTGCCGACGTGTTCTCTTTGATTACCCGTTCGCTTGGTATCATTTCTCTTATCACTGCCGGAGTCGGTACGCTGATTCTGGTCGTCAACAACCTTACATCAGCGTGGGACAGGCAAGAGAAGAAGATCAAGGACTCAGAGAAAGCCGTCGATGCTTACAAGGCAAAGATCGGCACCGTGTTTCTTACCGGAGAGGAAAAGCGGATTGCCGAGATTGAAGCAAGGTATCGGGAACTGGGCGAGTCGATTAGGAACGACGACAAGCTCACTTCTGCCGCAAAGAACAAGCTGATGGTCGAGGCGTTTGACGCACGCGACGAAGAAATCAAGACGATCACGCAGCGAGAACGTGACGCACTTAGAGAGAAGTTCCGCGTTGAGTTGCAGGTGCAACAGGACAAGACGAAGCAGGCCGCCAAAGACATCGAAGAACAGAAACACAAAGAGACATCAGAAGCACTTGACGCCGCAATTGAGATTGCGTTCAAGAATATCGAAGAGTCAGAGATTCGGCATCAGAAGGAACTAGAAAACATCAAGAAAGAACGCGACGCAAAGATCGACGCCATCAACGACGTTGCAAACGCGTTGCGTGCATTGCAGGCCGAACAGACGGCTGGATTCGGCTTGTCTGGACTTGGAACGATCGGGGCATTGGGTGCAGTCGGTCAGGGCGCAGGAGCAGCTAATCTTTTCGCACGGAGAATCGGTAGATAATGGCTACGGTTGTTCCACTTCAAGGTGCTAGCGGATTCGTCGGCGGCAAAGATGCCGGTTCCGGCGAGCTGTTGCCCCGCGTGTTCCGCGTGGAAGGACTGGCCATCGGAGAGGACGCTACTCAGGTTCTGGGCATCCCGCTTGAAGATTCAGAGTTTGAGTTCGGCGGACGAAAGTACTTCTGCGACACCGTTGGCGTGTCACGCGTCATCAGCGATAACGCTTGCGACGTGACGTGCAGGTACTCGACTGATAGGCGTTTCAGGTTCAACGTAGTACCGTCAAACTCAGAAGACCCAAGCTACCGAGAATACGACTTCGGATACAAGAAGGTGTCCATCAAGGTTCCTCAGTTTGCAAAGATCGTCGAGCAGACTTCGACCGGGACAAAGACACGATGGACTCCGACCCCGTTTGAGTTGGACATCGAGAAAAGCACATTCAACACGGTTGTAAATCTGACGAACGTAGCGAATCCTTTGGCGATTCGCAATCAGATTGCCGATCAGGTCGGACATCTTCACAACTTCCAGTACCCAGGTCTAAGCCTTGAACGATGGGTGATGCAGCCGCCGAGCATCCGCAGCACGAAGCCAGGACAACTCACCATCGCGTACGCATGGGAAAGCGATCCGGGCAACGGCCCTATCGGTCTTCCGCTTGGATACACGTCATCGACGGTCATAGTTGCTCCTACCCGTCCTCCATTCTTCGTCTACAACGTCATTCCTTCTCAGGTAGTTGACGGACCACCTACCATTGTTACGCAGGATCTTTTCCGTGATCTTCACCCGTACAACACGCCGGAAGGTTGGATAGGTCTGCCGGGGAACCCGATCTAATGGACACAGGAATCACAAATGCCAGAGTGGTATCTGTGACCGGAAGCCCCGGCCCGGCGAGTGACATCCGCGTAGACATCGCGGCCACTTCTTCGGACGGTTCTCCTGTTCTGTATCAGAGTCAGATACCGTACGGTCTGCCGCAAGACTTTGACATCATCATCGTTCCACGCGGGAAGGTCGGAGTCGCTTACGAGGGTACAGGCATTCTGTTTTTCTGTCAGTGGATTCCGGTGACGACCGACTGCGCAGGTGGTGCATAATGGCAAGTGACACGATCAACAAACCCGGCGACAAGTCGAGCATTGAGTGCTTGTATCTTGGAGTCAGGTGCATCTATGACATCAGGAACGTATCCGACTTCTCATTCCATGTGTATCTTCCTGGCGTTGCGTGGCCAAGCGGAACGGTACCTGTCTTGAAGGTTAGGTACGGAAACTCGACAGAAGATTTCCAAGACGTAGGCACGGCGGTTACGTTCTCGGCGTACGGAATAACCGAACTTCTCAACGTCACGAAGTCGGCGTACATTTGTCTTGAAGTCACGACGGCTTCTGCGTCATCGTTCATACCAACCGTAGTAGGGTACGGGAAATAAAGGGATCTGACAATGGCTACTCGATATTCTGTTCCGTCCGCTGCTGGTTGGGACATGACAAGCACTACGAACTGGTCTTCTTCCCGTGGTGGGGCGGGCGGTTCTAGCGTTCCGGTTGACGGAGACACGATGGTGCTCGACTCGGCATTCATGCCGGGCGCAGGACTGAGCCAGCCAACCGTGCAGCTTGCGGCGTTGTACATCATGGAATCGTTTGGCGGTGCGTCGTCCGGCCTGTCGCTTGGAACGGCATCGGCTCCGCTTGAAATCGACGCTACCGACGTGTACATCGTGAACTCTCGGCTGTCTTTCATCAAGTTGGCTGGCGCGTACACCAACGTCTACGCTCGCGTGCTTGGTGGTGCGACTCTGTATCTCACGGTCGGCTCACTGGTCGGAGCAGCAACGAACATCTACGCCGGTACCACGGGAACGATTGACATTGGAGACGATATGGAAGTCTCGGTACTGAAGTCTTCTGGTGCAACGGTGCTGATCCGTGCAGATTCGACTTCTGCACCGGACCTTGCGATGAAGATCAGCAAGGGTGCAAGGGTCGAGTGCTGGCGTAAGGTGACGACGGCTCACGTTGACGGTTCGCTTACGCTGGCGTATGCCGCGTCGATCGCTGGGTCTGGAACCCCAGAGGTTACGGTCGGTTCAGGTGGAAAGCTGGATCTTCGCAGTAGCGGGGCACTGGCTCAGATTGAGGTTCTGGCGTCCGGTACGCTCATCGCAAACCAAACCCCCGGATTTGCCACGCCTCCCACCCTGTCTACGCTCATTCTTCACGACGGGCACATCAAGAATATCCCGACATCTGCCCTTACGGTGTCGGCGACGGTCGAGGCCGGTGGGTACGGAGTGACGAATCAGGCTAGCACATAATGGCTGGACTGCTGAGAAACACACGAGCGTTAGTCCGGGTTGGCAGGAGGCTCGCTCTTGCCACCCCGGATTGCATTGCTCGTTGCTGCTCCGGCTGCCCGTCGTGGCTCAGGATTGTCTCGTGCCCTGCGCCGGATTGCGGTGACTCCAACCCGCCTCCGTCCACTGTGGCGTACATCTGCTCGACCGTTCGATGTACCAACGGGGAACCGCTCACCCCGCTGGTGGTCTTCATCCTGGATGGCCAATGTTGGTCCGTGGCGGTCGCTGCACCGATCCCGGTGCCTCCCCCCGGCTCGCTGGTGGTTCAGACGCTCGACCCCGTAGAGTGCCTTCCAGACGGCTGTGCTGACCCACGCTGCCCCCAAGGTGCGTTGTACCTGATCGGAACGCCATGTAACCCCGTCAACCCGCCCCGGTGGTTCTGTGGGGTGAACGAGTGCGGCGTCTACGCATACAACGGGGTCTGTTACCTCATCGACCCGGCGACTGGATACGTCCCGTTCGCGGACCTGCCGCAAGGGGCGGTTGTGGCCGCGATGCCGCAAGGAACGCCGCACGTGCCAACCTGCTGCGACTGTGAGACTTCTGGCGGGTGCGTGCGGGTGCCGATCTTTCCGCCATCGGACCCATGCCCTTACCAGTGGGTCACGGAATGCTGTTGCCCTTTCGTTGCGCAGGGCACGCTTGGACCTACCCGAGTGCGCGTGCGGCAGTTCTCGTTCAACCAGAATGTCGGGTACGGCGATGGGCTGGTCCACGGCGGTCGGATATACCAAGCGGTCTATACCAACTCGATCGAATCGGAAACCATCGACCCGGTTACACAGTGCGCCACGTATACCATTCGCCACCGAGCGACGTGGTACGACAACGACGGGAACGTCATCCCGTCCATCACCGTCGATAACACGTTCACGCTCACCCCCGACTGTGCGAGTTGCGGCGGGCCGGTCAACTACGTTACCAGCGGGGTAAACGACCCGGCAACGTCAAACCAGATCGTATTCGGTGGCGGGTTCGCATGGCGCGAGTCATGCGAGAGTGACCCGCCAATACCGCCGTTCAGTGGACAGCGTGTCGTCGTGGCTGGATGGTTCAGCCGCTTGACGTGCCGAACGTTCGCCAACGGGTTCACCAACGTCTACACCGCCCCGCAGATGCAGACGATCACCACGACCTACGGCTACCTTGCCGAGAACGTCGCCATCGACGGATCGCCCAACCCGTGCGGCGGCGGCTGCGCCGGTGCGTTGCAGTCTCAGTCCAACGGCGGCGGACGGGCGACTCAGGGGTGTGCGGGGTGTGGCAAGGGACAAGCGAGGATCGACGTATGAATCCGTGGTGGCATGGCATCGCTGGAATCGCACACTACCTCGTCGGTCCAAAGGCCGACATACCCGAGCAGGTGTTCCGGCTCCGCACGTGCCTTGCGTGCGAAGAATCGCACCGCACGCGGGAGACGTGGCTTGCTACCTTCCGATCGTGGTTCTTCTCAGATGCACCCGTAGCTGGCTGGTGCCGAGATTGCAAGTGCCTGCTCTACGCTCAGTCTGCTGCGAACGATCCGGTGCACGCGACGATCACAGTGGAGGGGAAAACGATCAACGTCCACGCGGCGGGGAAGACCGTTCCGGCGGCTTGCGAGTGTCCTAAAGGTAAGTGGTAGTCGTCACTCAATCACTCCCACGCACGCATTCCGCAGCTTGTCCAACGCCGAGTACTCGTTGCGCCGGATCGACTCAAGCGTAAGCACAACGCCAGTCTTGTAGAAATACACGATCGCAATCATCGCACGCGACATAGCCTCACCTTTGCGTGGTGTCTTGCACGCTAGTGCGTTGTGCATGTGCTGCTCCAACACTCGCAACTTGTTCGCACTCAGCCGCTCGACGAATCTTGCGATTCGCTCGGCGTCCACTCCCGCCGCTTCACCAGATGACCCCAAGGGTTGACGTACTCTCTCTCGTCTGAGAATACGTACCGATTCTTTCTCGTCGGTGTCACGACTCGGATTGATTGCTTTGTGCCGGTGGGAAGACATATCAGCTCCTTCTCTGGTTCTGGTTTCTGGATCGGTTGGGCTTTCACTCCACTGCTCCACAGCACCACGTAACGAATCGGACGGTGTACAGAGACTCGGCGGCGTTGAACGAGTCCAGGGCGGTACGCACCGCCATGTCGTAGCACCGTGCGAATGCCGCGTCATCGTGGTTGATGAGCCACCGATCGTAGCAGATGCACACCTGCGTCTGGAATGACAGGTCGATGTCGTCGATCGCACGGAGGTAGTACCTGTTTTCAAACCACGCACAGGTGGTATCGACCGGAACACCGTTCGGGCAGGTGATCTGGTACGTGCGGAACCAGTACGCATCGTAGTTGGGATGGTGGCCCAAGCCACAATCGGACGGGGCGGACAGGGAAACGCACGCTGCGAGAATGGATGAAATCACTGTGGTACCTTTCAGATTTGAAGTACGACTGACGTTTTTCCGCTTTTCTCCGCGATCTTATCTATGCACTCACGCGAGCATGCATCTTGCGGACCATCATTGTCTGAACGCTGAAACCACTTGGTAGGTTTGTGCCAACCGTGGTCGCCGTTCGGGTAGTAAACCGCTGGTGCCTCTTTGCCGCAACCGTCGCATGTGTATGTT